TTTGAGGGGCTTTATAAGTTCTCCAATTTCGACCGCGATATATCGAACAACGATGGGCCGCAATTCTGGGAGCATTATGCATTCCTGATTCAAGAACTACTCCGCGTTACAAAGCCGGGGCGCATTCATGCTGTTCACGTTATGCAATTGCCAACATCTAAAATCCGCCACGGCCATATCGGAATGCGCGATTTTCGCGGTGAGGTAATCCGAGCATATGAGGATGCAGGTTGGATATTCCATAGCGAGGTTTGCATATGGAAAGACCCTGTGGTGGCGCAGCAGCGCACAAAGTCTATTCGCCTTCTGCACAAGCAGATTGTAAAAGATAGCACTATTAGCGGGCAGGGTCTTGCCGACTATATCGTCAGCTTCCGTAAGCCGGGTGACAATGAAGAACCTATTAGCGGTTGCTTTGATAGATATAGTGGCACAGATGAGCCAGATCGCAGCAAATACACGACACCGACCGATGGCCGCAACTGGTATTCTATCGAAGTGTGGCAGCGTTACGCCTCGCCGGTCTGGATGGATATTAACCAGACGAGGACTTTGCAATATCGTGGCGGGCGCGATGAAAAGGATGAGCAGCACATCTCGCCGCTGCAACTCGATGTCATCGAACGGTGCATCGATCTTTGGAGCAACCCTGGCGATACCGTTTTAACGCCATTCCTCGGTATCGGCAGCGAGGTTTATTGCGCTGTATCGATGGGACGCAAGGGCATCGGCTGCGAACTGAAGCCATCCTATTTTCGGCAGGCGGTCAAGAATATTGCCGATCTTGAAAAACATGGTTCAGGCTTGTTTGGGGGCATGGCAGCATGACCATCTCAGACCATGAGATTCATTCCCTCGCCTATCTCAAATGGCCCTATGACAAGCTGGCGCGCTGGCTAAGTCGGGAGAAGGGTTTCACCATCACCGAACGGCGCATTGAGCTTGCGTTTGATCGTGCGCAGAAAAAATCACATCGCCGCCCCAGAGGTGTACGCGCTGGCGATCTGGTTACGATCCGTCCCGAGGTGCAGAACGAGGCTCCTATTGCCGGTAGAGACCACACATCCAGTTACAGACAATCAACCGTCGATCTGGGCAATGCTCTCGAGAAATACTGGAACAAGCGCCTCCATAGGAGGATAGCATGAACTTCGCGCGAGCGTGGATATTACGCCTAATCCGTCTGGGAACTGGCGTTCGTCCCTATACGGGCATCCCCCATGACAGATTGCAGGCTGCGCGCAAAACCCTTTCCGCATCCCTCAAGCCCAACCCCGACTATCGCCGCCGCAGACTGGCACACCTGCCCCCACATAGAGTGCGGCGCTATTGGGAGAATGTGGAGGCGCTGCGTGGATAAGTTGCGCGTCCTCGATCTTTTTTCCGGTATAGGAGGATTTAGTCTTGGCCTCGAACGCACAGGCGGGTTCGAAACCGTCGCCTTCTGTGAAATCGAAGAGTTTCCGCGCAAAGTCCTCGCCAAGTGGTGGCCCGATGTCCCCTGCTACCGAGACGTGCGCGATCTTACCGCAGAGCGACTTGCTGCCGATGGAATTGCCGCTGATGTCATCACAGGGGGGTTCCCATGCCAAGACCTTAGCTCATCTGGAAAGCAAGGCGGCATTTCGGCGGGACGAAGCGGCCTTTGGTCTGAACTTGTCCGACTGGTTGGCGAAATACGACCCCAATTCGCAATCATTGAAAATGTCACAAACTTGCTTGCTGGAAATGGCGGGGCTTGGTTCGCAACCGTTCTCAGTGACTTGGCCGCGGTCGGGTATGATGCGGAATGGCATTGTATTCAAGCTGCCAACATTGGCCTTCCCCATGGCCGAGATAGGGTTTGGATACTTGCCTACCCCAATGGCGAGCGATGGGGAGGCCTGGTTAAAAGTCAGCAAGTCCAATCCGCGAGGCTCTATTTCGAAAGCTATCAACCGTGGGGGGCAAATCCGCTTTGGATACTTCCCAATGTGGAGCGGATATTCGCCAATCGAGACGGCGCAATTGAGCGAAACGATAATGGGCTTTCCGAAGGGATGGACAGACTTAAGGCCTGCGGAAACGCCGTAGTTCCTCAGATACCTGAGCTTATCGGCCGCGCTATTCTCGCCTCTATGAACGAGAGGATGGCAGCATGACCTTCTCCCCTGTCCGCAAATCAAAGCGCCAGTGCGCCAAGTGCGAGGGTGATCTGCACCACTCGAACAAGAGCGGTTACTGCCGCAACTGCTGGTCTATCCGCTCTCTTGACGTAGCGCTCAAGGCCAAGGGGGTGGTGCGGTGAAACGGAGTATCCAAGCCCTTGGCCGCCTCAAAACAGGCGCAATGAACAAGACAGAGGCCGCCTATGAGGAAACCGTCCTGAAACCTCGCCTGATGGCTGGTGAGGTTGCGTGGTACAAGTTCGAGGGGTTGAAGCTCCGACTTGCCGACAACACGTTTTTCACGCCTGACTTCGCCGTCATGCTGTCAACCGGCGCGATGCAGTGCCACGAGGTCAAAGGCTTCTGGACCGACGACGCTCGGGTGAAGATCAAGGTCGCCGCAGACATTTATCCCTTCGAGTTTATCGCTATTCGCGCTCTCCCCAAAAAGAGCGGTGGTGGCTGGGACGAGGAGGCGTTCTCATGACCCCTTGGCCCTCATGGTATCACCCTGAATACCGCAAGCCCGCAGAGATAGGCAAGATCATCTCCCTGTGCGCGGAACACTTCAACCTGCCCGTCGAAGCCATCACAGGGCGTTCTCACAAGCGCGCCGTCGCATGGCCCCGCCAGCTTGCCTATCTAATGGCTAAGCGCTGCACAGGCAGGGAATGGACGGTCATAGGTCGCGCCTTTGGTGGCAGGGATCATAGCACTATCATAACAGGCTGTCGTGAGGCCGAAGAACGTATCAACCGCGATCCTTCGTGGTGGGAACATTACTCAGCTATCAAGATGAAGGTGCGGGGATGAGCGGTTTTGCTGTCCTCCACAGAAGCCTGCTCGGCCACCCTGCTTTTCGTAATGATGCGGAGGCGATGGCGTTCGCATGGATGATTCTACGCGCATCATGGAGGCCGGTTCGCGTCCGCTACAAAGGGAAAGCTATATCCCTTAATCGGGGGCAACTCGCTGTTTCCGTTAGAGATATGGCCGAAGCAATGGACCGCGATAAGGCGTGGATCGAGCGCCTTTTTAAACGTCTCCGAGACGAGACAATGATAGAGACACATGTTGAGACAGGCGTGTCGGTCATAACTATATGTAATTACACGCAATATCAGGATTTGGGCGAAACACGTGAGACGGCAACTGAGACGCCAGACGATACAGACGCAAGACAGACGCAAGACACAGAACAACAAGATAAACCAGATAACCAGATAACCAGTTCGGAAGCTAAAGCTTCCTCACCGCGCGCGCGAGCCGAAAATGAATTTCCATGCCCTGAAGGCGTCGATCAGATCGACTGGCAGTCCCTGCTCGCCAATCGCAAGCAGCAGCGTGCACCGATGAACGCTGGGGCATATCGGCAGATCCTGCAAAAGCTTGAACGCTGGTCACGCGATGGATGGCCGCCGGGTCCGATTGTTGCCTACGCCGTCGAGCGGGGTTGGAGAACGGTTTTTGAAACGGACGAGATGAAACATGGAAACGCACAGCATCACATTGGCAAACCCCGGCAAACCAGCGACGGCGGTAGGGCTAGCGGTTGGCTCAGTTGACGCTTTCGAGGAACGGCTGTTCGACCTGAAATCGACAACGGTTTCCGAATGGCGGGACCCGGACGGTTTTCAGGAATGGGTTACGGCGATGACCGGCCTTGCTGGCGACATCCGCCGACGACGAGACGCGCTGGCCTATCGCTGCAAGCCGCTTAACGAGATTGAGCCGGAGTGCAATGGTCCGCTCTCCAAGGAGGCTGGCGACCTGTTACGACCGATTGGTGCGAAGGTGTCCCCCGGCTTGTCGCTTGAGCAGGCTACCGCATGGCGCAAGGCCGTTGTCATGGCGCTGTCCGACATGCCGCCCGACATTCTGCTGATCTCGCTTCGCAAGGCGCTGCACGTGCCGTTCAAGTTCCTGAACGAGGTTGAGGAGGCGGTGCGGAATCATTCAAAGGCACCGCGCGCGATCCTCGCTCTTGGCGTGTCGAGGCTGAACCGGATGCTGCCGAAGGATGTGCCGGACATCCGTGAGCTTCGTCATTTCGGCCCCAAGGAAGATTTCCCGCTGTGACATGGACTGGATCGAAACCAAAGTCCGCGAGCCACAGAAGCGGGAGCAGAGATATTTCTGCCGGTTCCGCAACGGCTACCAGACCAAGCACGCCTACAAGGCATCGGAAATGCAATGGGGCCACCACCGCAAGGGCATGGACGATGACTACGACATCGTTGCTGTCCGGCCAGCATAGGAGCGTCAAATGAACGAGGTTGAGCGACTTAACGAACGCATCGCGCACTTGGAAGATCAGCTTGAGACGGCGCGCATCCAAGTTGAGCACGCCAGACTGGAATCCGAGAAGGCTGATGACGAGGCAGTTCACTGGAAAGAGGAGTGCCTAAAAAATCGCGCAAAGGATGATTTCGATTCCTATCGGGCGATATGCCGTTGGAGGAAGCGCGCGCAAGATGCGGAGGCAAAACTTGCTGCATGTGCGGCCAGCGTGAAGGAGTGAAGTGATGACAATTTTTCCGCCAAAGAAACATAGCCCTAAGGATGCCATGACCGACTTCACACCATGCCCAAAAACGATACGCCTGTGCTTAGAGGCTTTGCCGAATAGCCTTGCTCTCGAACAAGAGTGGATTGGAAACGAGGACGCATTAATTTTCGCCGTAGCCAAAGCCCGCGCCGCCCTCGAAGCTCTTCTGCCAGACCCAGCGGAGGAGCTGGTCAATGAATACCAGTCAGACGGAACAAACATAGCTGGTTATCTTGGCTTCGCCCGCTGGCTCACCCAAAACTACACGCTGGAGAAGAAGTGATGGACGAAACACCCTCTATTTCACTGCGCCCAGCACAAAGGGGGTGAGAATGGGTAACATTTGCAACAGGAGTCCTGACATGATAAAACAGGCCGATGCGCAAAAGCTTTCGGTTAAAGGCAATGGTCGGTTCAACATGGGCGCGAATCTATTGGAAGCACCTGAAATGGCTATGGCCCGGAAAAGGGGTGAACGAGAATGAGCGGCGGGCGTCCAAGTGAATTCTCGCAGGTTGTGGCCGAAAAGATTTGTGAGCGCCTTGCCAATGCGGAAAGCCTCCGCAAGATATGCCTCAGCGACGATATGCCATGCCAGACCACGGTGTTCAAATGGTTGGCTCAACAGCCAGAATTTGCAAAGCAGTACGCGCACGCGAGAGAGGCGCAGGCCGATGCGATTTTCGATGAATGCCTAGACATCGCAGACGATGGTTCGAACGATTACATGGGCGAGGATGAGAAGTACAATGGGGATGCGGTGCAGCGCTCTCGCCTTCGGATCGATACCCGCAAATGGATGGCTGGCAAGCTGCGCCCGACGAAATACGGTGAGAAGATTTTGCATGGCTCTGACCCGGAAAATCCATTACCGAGCGGCTTCCAAGTCAACCTGACAAAAGCTCCTGATGTCGATCAAGCAGGTTGATCTCCCCGAATACGCAGCCGACATGTGGGAGCCGTTCCGCCATCTGGCGTGGTACGGCGGTCGCGGCGCTGCCAAGTCGCGCACGGTCGCAACAGGATTAATCTTGCAGGCGACAGAGCGGCATGAGCGGGTTCTCTGCGGGCGCGAGGTGCAAAAATCGATCAAGGATAGTGTGAAGCGCTTGCTTGACGATGAGATTGCCCGGCTTGGCTTGTCGTCGGTGTTTGAGAGTGTCGAGAGTGAGATACGCGGGCCGAATGAGAGCCTGTTCTTATTCAACGGCATTCGCGGTAATGCCAATGCGATTAAATCGATTGAGGGCATAACGACATTTTGGGGCGAAGAGGCACAGGCATTTAGCCAGGCCAGTATTGATACCGTTATCCCGACAATCCGTGCGCCGAATAGCAGGCTTATATGGACATGGAACCCAGACCTCGCGACTGATCCGGTCGACGTCCTTTTCCGGGGTGAGGATGGCGGACCGCCTAATACTATTTCTCGCATGGTGAATTACGAGGATAATCCTTGGTTCCCTGATGTGCTCCGCGCGGAGATGGAATATGACCGCAAGAGGGATTATGACAAATATCTTCATGTGTGGCGTGGAGAGTATCGCAAGAACAGCGAGGCGCGCGTTTTCAAGAATTGGACGGTCGAGCCATTCGATAGCCCGGATAACGTGGAATATCGCCTCGGTGCGGATTTTGGGTTTTCGATTGACCCCAGCGTTATGGTTCGGTGCTGGATCGATGGCACTCGGCTTTATGTCGACCATGAAGCTTGGGGGCTTGGCGTTGAGGTCGATCACCTTCCGGCACTTTTCCTATCGATCCCTGATGCCGAGAGGTATTGGGCGACGGCGGACAGTTCGCGCCCGGAGACGATCAGCTACCTGAGGCGGAATGGCTTCCCGCGCATAGCTCCAGCACTCAAGGGCAAGCGATCGTTGGAGGAGGGTGTGGAATTTCTCAAGAGCTATGATCTGATTATTCACCCGCGCTGCACGCATCTTTCCGACGAACTGACCCACTACAGCTATAAGACTGATCCCTTGACCGGGCAGGTGTTGGCTGATCTCGAGGACAAGAACAATCACTGCATCGATGCGCTGCGCTACGCCGTGGAGGGTGCGCGGAGGGCATTGCAGGGAAAACCCAAGATCGTGTCTATCGCTGTCCCCACCATGGCAACGGCTTTCAACCGCCGTTGACGTACCGCTAGATTAGCGGTATTCTATTACCGCTCGACCGCACCTCGGGCGCTCGCTCTATGCTTGAGGTGCGCCTAATGGATATGGATCGGCCCGATGTTCTCGACCGGGCACTGATGCGGTTTAACGAGATTTCCTCGGCCACGCGCGACGAGCGCATGATGGCTATCGAGGACCGCCGCTTTGTCTTCATTCAGGGTGCGCAGTGGGAAGGTGACTGGGGACAGCAGTTCGAGAACTGCCTGCGCGTCCAGATTAACAAGGTGCAGCGCGGTCACGACAAGATCATCAATGACTATCGCGCCAATCGCTTCACCGTCAATTTCCGCCCCAAAGGATCCGGTGGCAATGAGGGTGATGCCGAGCTGTTGAATGGCCTGCTCTACGCCGACATGTACCGCAGCGCAGGCGGTGAGGCGTTGGACAATGCGTTCGGTGAAGGCGCAGCAGGTGGCATGGGTGCGTGGCGTCTGTGCAACGAGTATGAGGATGAGACGGACGCGGACAATGACCACCAGCGCATAGCCATCATGCCTATCGTGGATGCGGATCAACGGGTTTACTTCGATCTCGACGCCAAGCGCTATGACAAGTCCGACGCGCGCTATGCCTATGTGATGCACTCCATGACACATGAGGCATTCAAGGATGAATATGGCGACGACAGGATGACGACATGGCCGGAGAACCGTGCACGCCCGAACTGGTTTGACTGGTTCCGTCCTTCGGTCGTCTATGTCGCGGAATATTACGAGGTCGAGACGGTCAAGCGCGATCTCCAGATCTACAACCGCGACGAGACTGAGGAAGAATATCGCTATTGGGCCGAGGACATGACGCCCGAGATGAAGCAGGATTTGAAGGACCGTGAATTCACTGTCCGCACCCGCCGCGTTCCGAGGAAGAAAGTCCGCAAGTGGATATTGTCCGGTGCCGAGGTGCTGGAGGATTGCGGTTATATCGCGGGTCCGAATATTCCGATCATCCCGTTCTATGGCAAGCGTGTGTTCATCGACAATGTGGAGCGGTTCAAGGGCCATGTGCGCGATGCGAAAGATCCGGCGCGCGTCTACAACGCCCAGATCAGCAAGCTCACCGAGACCGCCAGCCTTGCCCCTCGTGAGGTTCCTATCTTCGCGCCTGAGCAAGTTGAGGGGCTGCAGCAGCATTGGGAGCGCATGAACATCGAGCGCCATCCTTATGGGCTGGCGTATCCTGTTCTTGACCCCATCACCGGCAGCATCGTGCAGACCGGCCCGATTGCCAAGATCGATCCACCGCAGCTTTCCCCCGTCCTAGGCGCGCTCATCCAGCAGACCGGAGCGGACATTGCCGAGATTACCAATGGCGATGATGGTTCGATGGAAATCAAGTCCAACGTCTCGGGTGAGGCGATGGATATTGCCGCGTCCCGCGTCGATGCGAAGTCCTACATCTACATGGATAACTTCAAGCTCTCGGTGCAGCGCTTTGGCGAGGTCTATGAGGGCATGGCGCGCGAGATTTATGTTGAGGAAGGCCGCGAAGTCGAGACAATGGACGAGGACGGTGAAACCTCAACCGCAACCCTGCATGAGATTTACACCGATCCAAAGACCAACGTCACCGACAAGCGGCACGATCTATCGGTAGGGAAGTTCAATGTTGTCGCGGATGTAACCGAGGCCACCGCAACCCGCCGTGACAAGACTGTGCGCACGATGATCGCGCTTGCCAATACCGCAGCGACGTTCGGTGCCAATGATCTCGCCTCCGCATCCCTGCTAACCGCGATCAAGAACATGGATGGCGAAGGCATCGACGATTACAAGCAATATGCGCATCGCCAAGCCGTGCAGATCGGCCTTGATGAGATGACGCCAGAGGAAGAGCAGCAGGCCGCACAGGCGCAGCAGAACCAGCAGCCAGATCCGCAGCAGGTCGTGATGATGCGTCAGGCCGATGCACTGGCGGCGCAGGCGGACAAGTTCCGCTCCGGTGCACAGCTTGACGAAGCCAAGACAATCCAGACGCTTGCCGATGCCAAGAAGAAGGCGAATGAGGCAGGCCAAATCGCCGCACAGCCATTACCTACTACTGATTCGCTTGGCGTCGATCAAACAAATCAGTTGATGTCAAGCGCGGCTTGATATTGATCGGAATTTTTGATAAGTGGGATCAGATTAACAGGTGGGAGCGATTTATGCCGGGTGAAGATGGTGATCTGAACGATTTTACCGATGAAGCCGAGATTGTAATTCCAGAAAATGACGCTGATTCACCGCCTGAGGATGAGGGTGATGAGACCGTAATCGGATTTGCTGATGAAGAGGACGGGGAGCAGGAAGAGCCACCCCTTATCAAGAAGCTGCGGGAGCAAAACAGGAAGCTCGCCCGCGAACTCAATCAGGTCAAGCGCACGCCGCGCAATGATGATGACCCTGAGCCTGTTGTTCCCGGCGAACCGGGGGCGCTTTCTGACTTTGACTATGATGAGGATGCACAGCGCGCCGCATGGGCAAAGTATTCAGCAGATTTAAAAGCGCATGCCGAATGGATGGCAAGAGAGGAGACGCGCAAGGAGTCCCGTGAGCGCGCCAAGAATGAGCAGGCGAGGCAGGTCGAGCAGCAGCGTCGGGCCTTGGGTGTGTCCGACTATGAGGAGCGCGCTTCCATTGTGCAGGATCGACTGACTGATGCGCAGATCGCGGTCATCGTGAATGGTGCCGATAATCCTGCGCAGGTGATTTATGCGCTTGGGCGGTCACAGACGCGGCTCGATATGCTGGCTGGGGAAGACAATCTCGCCAAGTTCGCTGTGATGCTCGGCAAGCTGGAAAAGGACATCAAGATCATGAAGCGCAAAGCCCCCGCTCCTGAAAGCCATGTTCGCGGCGCAACCGCGCCCACGGCGGTAACGAGCAATGATAAAGAACTCGAGCGGCTTGAGAAAGAATACGAGCGCACCGGGGATCGGTCCAAGATTCTCGCCTACAAGCGCCAGAAGAGGTTGGCGGCTTGACCTCCTTTCTTGTTTGTGGTATCTGAATACCGCTTTCCACCTACAGCGCCCTCCGGCTGAGACAGGAGAGACGGAAAGTATCTGACCGGCATGCGTGCCGAGAAAACGGTTCAACCCCTTTTCTAAAGGCACGCACATGGCTAGTAACGATTTTTCCAAGGAAGAGCGCGTCCAGTTCGACGATGTTCTTGAAGGATTCAGTGACGCACTCGTGGCGTCGAAAAACATCAGCACTTATGGCACCGATGGCACGCTCATGGAGCGCACCAATGACACGATCTGGCGTCCCCAGCAGTATATCTCGGTAGGTGGCAACCGCGTCGTCGGGTCTGCTGTAAACGCCAAGAACAAGGTGCAGCTTTCTGTTCCCGCCACCATCGGCTATCAGCCCAATGACACGTTCGAGCTGGACGCTCTTGAAATGCGCGACGCGCTTCAGGAAGGCCGTCTCGGCATGGCGTCGAAGGACTATTTGGCCTCGCGCATCAATCAGGACGTTCTGGCTGTTGCAACGCTGCAATCGACGCTGGTGGTTCCGATCTCAACCGCTGCTGGCACCTATGATAACGTCGCGCTCTGCGAAACCATCATGAATGAACAGGGCGTTGATCAGTCCGACCGCTATTTGATGCTCAACACCCGCGACTACAACGGCATGGCAGGCAATCTGGCATCACGTTCGAACATGCAGGGCAAGCCGACCAACGCCTATGAAAAGAGCTATGTTGGTGAAGTTGCCAACTTCGAAACCTTCAAGCTCGACAGTGGTCGCCGGATCGCCGCCAAGGCCGCAACCGGCATTACGATGGATACGCGGGCGAGCGCCTCGAACTATTATGTCCCGGTTGCCACTCGAACCGCTTCGACTGGCGAAGTTACCAACGTCGACAACCGCTATCAGACGATCACGGTTTCCTCGACCACCGGCATTGCGGCGGGCGATGCGTTTACCGTGGCAAATCTGAATGCGGTTCACCACATCAACAAGACCGACACGGGACAGGCCAAGACCTTCCGTGTCATCTCAGTGCCTTCGTCCACCACACTGGTGATTTCGCCTCCGATTGTCTCTAATCAGGGCGCTACTGATGTTGAGGAGGCGTACAAGAACGTCAATGTGGTTTCCACCTCTGCTACGGCGGCACTGACGTTCCTTAACCTCGCGGCATCGGGCTACAACGTGTTCTGGCGCAAGCCCGCTATCGAGCTTCTGCCGGGCCGCTACGCGGTTCCCACAGGACAAGGCGCGGCTGTCATGAAGGCATCGACCGACAACGGCATCGAGGTCGTGATGACCAAGAAGTTCGACACGCAGACGTTCAAGACCCTGTTCACGTTCGACGTTCGCTACGGCGTCGTGATGACGGGGCCGGAACAGTGCGGAATCCTGCTCTTCAATCAGGTTTGATCGCCAACAGGGGGCTTTGGCCCCCACATACAAGGAATTGACCTATGTCTACTGTTCTTCTTCCTTATCAGTCCGCCACGATCACTGTTGCGGCCAGTGACAAACTCGCCACATGGAGCCGCGCGGCCTATCTGGTAACCAAGACCATCGGTTATCCCAATCTGCCGTCAACCGTAGCGACTGTTTACAACAGTTCGGGTGCCAACACGACCTCGGCGTTCTCGGTGGCAACTACGGTTACCATTCAGGCTGGTTCCGCTTCGGTATTTTACATGACCGGCACTGGCCCGGTTAATGTGGAGCGCTTCAACCTTGAAGCGGTACAGCCCGCCCCCGGCACGCTCAATGCAACCGGCACCCTGACAGCCGCATTGATCCTTGGTGGTATAGTAACCTCCACTACGGCTTCGGCGGTTACGGCCACGCTCGACACTGGCGCGGTCATGGACGCTGTTACCGACATGGCGGCGGATGACGGCTTCTTATGGGCTGCAATTAATACGGGCGGCTCGAATGCCTTCACCGTAACCGCTTCTTCGGGCCACACCATCGTCGGCGCGGGCGCGGTCGCAGCAAACACGTCAGGTCGCTTCCTGACGCGCAAAACTGCCGCTGACACCTTCGTGACCTACCGCCTGTCCTAATCGTGCCGGGGCAAAGGAGAACTGAATTATGACCATCCAACCCTTTGCCCCCGCCGAGGGTGGCACGATAACGGTCGCCAACTCTGCGTCCGCCACGGCGGCAACACCTCTACCGCTGGATTGTGATGTGGTCGTGCTTTCCAATAGCAGCAGCACAGCGACCGTATTCGTGCGAGTTACCTATTACGACAAACAGTCGGATACGATGACGGGTGCTGCGCCGACCGTTACGACCGACCTCCCTATCTTGCCACTAAACCAGATACGCAGGCGCGTAGCGCCCGGACAGTTCAAGGTTATTCGCACGATTGCCTCGGCAGCGGACGGCAACCTCTATATTACGCCCGGAACCGGCAACTAGGTCGTGGCGGAAATCTGGAAGCCAAAAGACCCTGATGAAACGGTCGCCTATGTCGTGGATTGGGCGAGTCAGCTTGGTGATGACACCATAGCATCCTATACATTCGTGGTTTCAACCGGTGATGCGACGATAGCCAATACCGTCCAATCCAGCCAAGCCTTCAAATTCTATATTGCTGGCGGCACAGACGATACGACAACGACATTTCTGAACACGATCACGACCACTTCAGGTCAGGTGCTTGAGCGTCTGTTTTCTCTCTATGTTGGCGACGGTCAGAGCAGCTTCCTCACCACCAGCACGACCAAGCGGCAATTGGTCGAGCAGATGTTCACCGAATGCGCGCTGAATGGCTGGGAATATGACCTGACGCCGGAAGAAAAGGACACAGCCCTAACTCGTCTCGACGCGCTTATGTGGGAGCTTCGCGGACGCGGGATCGATGTTGGCTATAATTTCCCTAATTCTATCGGCGGCGGTTCTCTAAACGATGATCTTGGCTGTCCTGATCAGGCGTTTTTTGGCCTGTCCGTTCTTGGAGCAAAACGGCTCTGTCCGACTATGGGCAAGACTTTGAGCAAGGAAAGCCGCGAGGCTTTGAATGATGCGATGAAGGCCGTGCGCGCGGCTGCATCCGGTTTTATTCCTTCTCTATCTCTCGCTCCGGGGACGCCTTTAGGGGCTGGGAATCGAATTCTTTTCGGAGGGTAAATGCGTGTCCCTGTCATATCAGGCGTCAAGGCCAATGAGAACGGCGAGTTCCTGACGAGCTACCCGATCAACCGGGAGCCTGTTCTTAGGGATACCGGGATTTCTGACGGCTATCTTGCTGTGCCTCCGGGAATTACCGAGGTGGCATCTGGCCTTGGTGAAAATCGAGGTGGCAGGGCATGGAATGGAACCTGTTACCGTGTGATGGGGACCAAGCTTGTTTCCGTATCTTCGAGCTGGTCCGTCACAGTCTTGGGCGATGTTGGCCCTGGAGGACCATGCGGCTTCGATAACAGCTTCGACAATCTCATCATTAATAGCGATGACAGGCTCTATTACTGGAATGCGTCCGCTGGTTTGCGTCAGGTAACAGATGGCGATCTCGGTGCCGTTGTGGACGCCATATTCGTCGATGGTTACACCATGACGACTGATGGCACGTCGCTAGTTGTCACCGATCTTAATGACCCTATGGCGGTTGATCCGATCAAATACGGGTCAAGCGAGGAAAGCCCAGATGCGGTGACTGGCCTAGTCCACATGCACGGCGAGGTCTACGCGTTCAACCAGAACACGATTCAGGTTTTCCAGAACATCGGCGGGACGGGCTTCCCGTTTCAGACTGTCAAGACTGCAACCGTTCCCTATGGCTGTGTAGGTCCGCATGCGAAATGCAAATATCTCACCACAATCGCTTTTGTCGGGGGGCAGGAAAACGCCGCGCCGGGTATCTATCTCATGGGCGCGGGTGATGTGGACAAGATCAGCTCCGCCGAGGTTGATGACGCCCTTGCCGCCCTTACTGAAACGGAGCTGGCAGCAGTATGGATGGAGGCACGCGTTGAGAAAGATGACCAGCGCCTTATCCTGCACCTCCCTGATCGGTCGTGGGGCTTTTCCAGCCAAATATCAGGCCGATCCTCGGTCAAGACATGGTGTCAGTATGTCACCAGCACAACCGATACGGGGCGCTATGAAGGGCGCGGGCTTGTCTATTGTTATGGCAAATGGATAGTTGGTTCATCGACGGGCAAAATCGGCTATCTCGACCGCTCCACAGCGCAGCACTATGGCGCTGATGTAAGCTGGCAGTTCGATACGACGATGCTCTATAATGACGCCAACAGGGCCATTCTGACCGGGGTAGAGCTGCTTGGTACGCCGGGGCGCGGGAATGCCGATAGTCGTGTGTTCTTCTCCTACTCGAAAGACGGTGAATTCTGGTCCATGGAGCGCGCTACGCCAGCGGGCAAACAGGGGCAGCATCAGAAGCGCGTGGCATGGCGTCCTGGCATCCGTTTCGAGCAATATATGAGCCTGCGATTCCGGGGGTCAGACAACAGTGTCATGGCGATGGCGCGCCTTGAATGCGACATTGAGGCGCTGGCAGCATGATCCAGATCAAAACACGGCGTCTCACCAGGCAGCAGATCGGCGCTTTTGTTCAATCTGAGCGTGGGATACGCGCGTTTGAGGATGTCCAGTCAGATTTGCTTGACCAGAATGAAGCCCTTACCACTGCGTCTTTCCTTACTCTGACGAATGACCCCTCTCTTGGTGCTGAACGGTCGCTGACGCTGGACAGTAATGATCTTCTGGGGACCGATGGAGGGGCAAATAGCGCCTTTACCCTTGCGCTGAAGCCCACCGGGGTGGCGGCAGACACTTACGGGGACATGACGCATTTTGTCTCGTTGACAGTGGACGATAAAGGCCGGATCTCGGCGATACAGGAGCATCCCGTCAGCGGGGCAAGCGTATCAACCGCAACACTCGACTTCGGAGCCTTCCCCGGCTCGAATGAGGCCAATGTTTCGTTCGCGGATTCTGCAATTCTCGCCGGTTCCAACGTGCAGGCATGGTTCGCGGCTGACAGCACGACCGCCGATCACACCGCCGATGACCACCGATACGCGCCGATATTCATCCACTTGACCGCGCTGCCCACGGCGGGGGTCGGCGGGACGATCTACGCGCGTTCCGAACACAAGATGCAGGGCCAATGGGCCGTGAAATATAGCTGGAGCTGATACGATGGCGATGGACGTAATTAACCGCGATGACCTCGGCACTGTTCCGAGAGTTGATGGCACCTTCAAGGCTTCTCGCACTACGCTGCGCCCTATGGAAACGCTGGGGTGGCACGCTATTGGCGCTGCGTCTGGTGCTTTGACGGGCGCGGCAGCGAATGCCGCCGTTTTCTCGTTTCGCAACATCTCAGCCAATCCAGTGGTTGTTCGCCGCGTTGGCATAGGTTTTGTGGTGACGACCGGATTTACGGCGGCACAGGAGCTTCGCTGGGGATTGAGGTTCGCGCGAGGGTTTACTGCTTCTGATACGGGCGGAACGGCCATCGGCCTCACCGGCAACGAATGCAAGGTCAGGACTTCTCTCGACACACTGACAAGTGTAGATTGCCGCATATCGAGCACCGGCGCATTGACGGCAGGTGCCAAGGTGTTGGACACGAGCCATTTGGGCATGATTGGAGCATATGCCGCCGCGACAACGGCGGGCAATATCCTGCCGCCCGCACCTGACAATCTCCTGAAGCACGACTCTGATGATTACCCGCTTGTGCTCGCCCAGAACGAGGGGTTCAACATCATGAATGTCGTCGCGATGGGTGCTGCGGGCGTCGGCACGCTCTATGTCAATATGGAGTTGGCCGAGGCGGCGAGCTTCTGATGATTTGTTTTATGAGCGGGAGCAGGCTTGACTTAATGGCGGTATTATAATACCGTTCTGCATCGGCTGTCACATGCCTGCGCCGGGGCAATCCACAACGGATTGACAGCCTTGGGCCTTCTCGGATCAGTTTTTAAGATCGGCGCTTCCATCTTGGGAGGCAGTTCGTCCAAAAAGGCGAGCAAGAAGGCACAGGCCGAGCAGATTGCCTTCCTGAATCGCGGAATCGACACCCTCAACACGCAATTCGGCAAAGCGGAAGACCTGTCTCAGCCGTGGACAGGCGGAGGTGCATCGGCACAATCGGAACTGCTTAATCTTCTCGGCCTTTCATCGCCCGGCACAGAAAAGGTTGATTGGGAAGCATATGGGCGGGCCTACCCCGGCCTCGCGGCTTACTACACATCACATAACGGGCAGAATCTATTTGCTAAGGGCGACAGCATGTCCTTCGCGGACTATGCGAAGGCCCATTACGATAAATATGGTTCTGCTGCCGGGTTTGATCTCACACCATTCACTACCATGGAAGGCGCTTCGACTGCGAACCAAGGCGCGGCGATTGAGAGTTTAAAGGAAAGCCCACTCTATCAGGCGCTGTTCAGGAACGGCGTTGACACGACGCTGGCTAACGCTTCGGCGACAGGTGGGTTGCGCGGGGGGAATACGCAGGACGCGCTCGCTCGTGTCGGCACTGATACGCTGGCGAAGGTCTATCAGGACCGCATTTCTAATCTGGGCGGTGTTTCCGGACTTGGATTGCAGGCTGTCACCGGCCTTGAGGGCTTGGGCGCGGCAAATGCGGAAAGCATAGCATCTCTTTTTGGCAAGCAGGGCGATGTGAACGCATCTGGCATCCTTCAGCGAGCGGCAATTAAGAGCAATATGTTTAACAATATCGCTGGCGCAGTCGGTGAGTTGGACGGGAATGGTTCATTAGCCAAGCTGGCTTCCAAGGTAGGGATCGTGATCTGATGCCTTGGGATGTCAACCAGATGAACCAGTTGTTCATGGGGCAGGTGCTCGGCAACTCCCCTGCGGAGTCCTTCGATAAGGGCAGAACCGAAGCCTATAACGAAGCTATAACGCGCGAGAATAATGATGCTGCGCGTCAGGCACGTCAGGTCGCTTTGCTTCGCGTGCAGCAGAAAGCGCAGGATCAGCAGCTTCTTCAGCAGAAACCGACTCCGGAGAATTATCAGGCGTACTTCCTGCGCTATCCTGAGGACCGTGAGGCAGCGAAAGAGGCGTGGGGGAGCCAGTCCACACAGCAGCAACAGAGCAATCTTTCCACCCTGTATGACCTCAAGGGTTATCTCGCTTCTGGCAAGAAAGATTTGGCGGCTGAGGCTCTCCGTAAGCGGATAGAGGCCGAAAAAGCAGCGGGGCAGGATACCGCTGATGAAGAAGCAATGCTTGACCACATTGTCAATGACGATGCTGGGGCCTTGGGTGTCATCAATGGCATGATTGCCGCCGTCTCTGACCCGACCAAGGCGCCTGAAGGCACGAGCCAGCTTGCAACCGCCGCCAAGACCGGCGCGGAAACTAGCCTTATCGAACAAACTACTCCTGCCAAGGTGCAGGAGGCGCAGGCCGTTGCAGATAAAGCGACGACTGAGGCCAACTATGCGCCCAAGGTCATCGAAAGCGATCTGGCGACCGAGCACGCTAACAGGCAGAAGATCAGCGCCGACATCCAGAACATGACGGAGTCGCGCAAGATCGAATGGGCGAAGCTCGGTCTTGAGCAAGACAAATTGGCCACCACAACCCAGCTCGCGCTTGAGAAAATGTATCAGGATGGCGCGAAGCCAGACCCCAATTCCGTAGGTGTTATGAATGCCTCCGCTGCCGAGGCAGTGACGGCTAATGCCCTTGCGGGGCGCATGAACGATCTGGCCCGGCAGGTAAAGGTGGCAGGTCTCTCTGCTGGCCCAGCGGCTACAGCCTACGAAGCCTTCAAGAAAATGACTGGTAGCCAGAACGGATACACGCAAATCCGTGCCGAGGTAACACAGATACTAAACAAGGCCGCGCTTGCCAATCGCAAGGACATGCCCGGCGCGATGTCTGATGCCGACCGGCAATTCCTGTTGCAGGGCTTCCCCCCTCAGAATGCCAGCCCAACCTATGTCGCGCATTATCTTGAGGTGATGGCGAAGGCTCAGGCGTCCATCGCCCAAGCTGAGGACAGTAAGACCGCATGGATCGGCGCGAACGGCAACCTTGGCCCGGCCAAGCGCGACATGAACATGGGAGGCTATCAAATCACGCGTGGAACCACGTTCTCGGGCTTCATGAAGTACGCCAGCGCAAAGTCGAAACAGAAAGACCCCCCTCCTACGGTTGATACGCTCCTCGGCAAATATGGGGGCGGGCGATGACGAGCTACCGCCATCCCCTGTACGCCAAGGCAGAAAGCAAGGTTGAAAAAGACCTTGGCCTTCCCCCCGGCTTTCTGGCGGACATCCGCACCAAGGGCGAGAAGTCTAATTCCGATCAGGTATCGGAGGCGGGTGCGCGCACGGTCTATCAGATCATCCCATCGACTCGTGCCGCGATCAAGGATCGCTACGGCGTCGATGCTTATGCAGGACCGGAGCAGGCCGCGAAGGCGGCGGGCCTTATCCTCAAGGAAAACCTCGACCGGAACGGCGGCAACAAGGCCGCTGCGGTAGCCGAATATCATGGCGGCACGGATCGGGCGAATTGGGGCAAGCGCACCAAGGCTTATGTCAACCGGGTAACGGGAGGAGGTGATCCAGCATCTGACGGTGGCGGGTCCACCTATGATCGTGTGTCCCGCCAGCGTTCCGAAAACACCGGCCCTGACATGCGCAAGGTCTGGCAGGCGAGAGCTAAAGTCGGAAAGCCGGGGGGAATGACCCCGCAGGACGCCGCGTTTTTCGACCAGCAGAACTATGTGCCACCTCCGGGCTTTGAGAATGTCGTCAAACCCAAGTCCTCCTATGTGCTGCCGGTTGAATTGATTCATGCCTACAATTCCGGGGAGATGGATGACGACGCAGAGGCGCGGGCAGAGATCGAGCGCCTTGTAAAGAGCGGTGAAGCTCAACTCCCCAAAGGTGTAAAACTCCAGGCACCTAAGCCTCGCTCTTTTATGGATAATGTCAATCTCGGCCTTGGCGCGGTGCGCCGTGGGTTGGCGATGCCTGCGGATATAGTAGCTGGGCCTCTTAACAGCATCGTTAACGGCGTAGTTGGCACGGATTTATCTACCACTCCCTTCAGAGACCAAGTTGATGCCCAGTCACAGGAAATGGGTGTTCCTGAGCCGAGAAACGCGAGCGAGCGCCGCGCATCTGCCTTTAATGAGGGCGCAGCATCAGTGCTGCCATTACTTCCGGCAATCGCGGCCAGCCCATTAGCGGCAGTGACCGAAGTCGCTTCTGGTGGCGCTTCTGGATATTCCTCTGAAACTGCAAGGCAGGCCGGTGCGGGACCAGTCGGGCAGTTCGTGGCGGGGCTGGCGGGTGGTGTTACCCCCGCTGGCCTCGTCATAGCTGGTGAGAAAGCCGCGACACGTATCCGCGCGCCCAAGACGCTGCCCGATGTGGTTGCGGAAGTCCCCCGCTCCGCTGTTATCGACGAGGCAGGCAATCTTACCCCGGATGGGCAGGAGATAGCAGCCCGTCACGGGGTTACTCAGGAAGATGTTGTCAAAGCCTATGAGCGCACACCGGAAGAGGCAGGCTGGGCAGCGAATGACGAACAAACCCCTTCGGTCGCACGAGAGGCAACCAATGACGCGCCGGTAGCGCCAGAACAGCCTGAGCGCACAGCCTCGCAACCTGTTGCAGAACAGCCGCAGCCGGTTCGCGCCGCACCTGAAGCGGAATCTGTTACACCTCCACCTTCTGCCGCTCCCGCGACCGCGCTTGATCGTGTGCAGGCGGGGCAGGAATTTGGCATCGATTATTCGCGCGGCGAAGCGACCAAAAACTTCGATATTCAGGATGCGGAACAGCGCCTTTCCAAGAGTAATGGCCCTGAGGCCGAGCAGATGCGCCAGTTTAAGGCGAAACAGCAGGAGCAGGTCAAGGCCGCCTCTGAGCAGTTCCGTTCGGCCTTTGGTGATACTGCTGCAACCGCTGAGGAACGCGGTGCATCTGTGCAGGAAGCGGTGCGGGAACTGCGCGACCTCGGACAGCAGGGCGTCAACGAGCTTTACAAGCAAGCGCGAGAGTTGGGCGCTCCTGTCGAACTTGATACCGCCAAAATCAGGAACAGTATCGAAGGCTTGATGGCTGAGGCCGACATCCCCGAGGCCGTCAAGAAAGTGATGGAGCAGGAGGCTGCGCGCTATGGCCTCATCGGGAAGCCTGTCGTGGTGGATAAGGCGACCGGAGCCGTCACGAACGAGGCTGGTGTCACCACGGTAAAGCTCGATGATGGGCAGACCATCAAGTTCCGTGGCGAGCCTGAAACCCTGCGTCTCGATAACGCCGACAAGTTCCGCACCGTCATTTCGAAGCAGTATCTTGCTGATGGCCCGATGAAGCTCACGCAGGAGCTAAAGCGCGTCATTGATGATGTAGTCGAGGAGACGGCGACCAAGCTGGCGCAGGGCGGCAAAGGAAAAATATCGGAAGCTCTGGGCACGGCACGCAAGGCTGTTGCCGAGCAGAAGCAGACCTTTGCCAACAAGGACATCATTCAGGACATCGTTGACTGGAAGAAAGGCTCCTCGACCGGGAAACTTGCCCCGGAAGCTGTCATGCGTCGCGCTCTCGCTTCGACCAGCGATCTGAAGAAGGTCAAGGCTGTTCTGCTGTCCAAGGGAACCGTTAAATCCAAGGCGGCTTGGCGCGGCATACAGGCGCATGGATTGGCGCAGATATTTGAAAAGGCGACCACCAAAAATACGAACATCGGCGGTGAGATAACCGAGGCCATTTCGGGTGCTAAACTCCGCTCCGCCATCGACCAGTTCGGCGTCGATAAGCTCAAGATTCTGCTAGATACCGAGGATTTCGGCAAGCTCATGAAGCTGCGCCGCGTCATCGAGGATGTGACGATTCCGATCACCGGCACGACCAATCCATCCGGATCCGGTAATCTACTCATGCGCCTTATGGCAGATGTGGACAACAAGGTAACGGGCGCTTTCGCTAGTGCCGGATTTGCCATCGGTGGCCCTGCTGGCGGTGCCATTGGCGGAGCTGCCGGACGGACCATCGGCCCTGTCGTCAAGCAGATGAAAGAGGCGAAGGCCGCTGCTGAGACGCTGAAAGGCGCAACAGAATACACGGCTGAAACCGCAGCAAAGGAAACTGCAACCGAAGGCGCAGCCGCACCGCGTCCTTCTGTTGCGTCGAAGGTGAAAAGCGGGGCCGCGAAGTCGGTCAAGGCTTTCATCGATGTCTATAGCGACCCGCGCATAATCGCCCCGGTTGTCGCCAGTGCCGGGGGTGTGGACGAATGACAACGCAGATCATCTATCAGAAGAATTTCATCGCAGATCTTAACGGCAAGCCTCTCGAAAATGGTTCGCTCTATATCGGCGTTGCTAATCAGGACCCCGAAACGAACCCTATTACGGTATATTGGGATAGTGCGCTTACCCAAGTGGCGACACAACCTCTCAGTATTTCTGCCGGTGCGGTGATGCACAATGGTGCCAGAGCGGCGATCTATTGCGCGGCTGGTAGCTATTCTTTTCGCGCCAGAAACAGGTCTGGAACGGTTGTCGATTATGTGGCGGATGCCGAATGGCTGTCTGGCCAACTCGCCTCCACCGCATCGGGCAAGGGGGCGGGTCTTGTAGGGTTCATCCAATCCGGCGCAGGGGCGGTTGCCGAAAC